AGAATATAATGCAGATCTTCAAGGCTCTTGCGATCGTTCTGATGTCGATGTCCCCCGTAGCAGCGTTTGCCGTCTGCGCTTCCGAGACCAGCATTCACCTCAACAAGGTGACCGCCGAGACCATCAGGGTTGACGGCGCCACCATCACCCTGGTTCACTCAGGTTTCATGACCCGGTAACCACACCAACCACACCCACCTTCAAGGTGGGTTTTGCCGTTCCAAAGGAGACCACATGCCGACCCAAACCGTAGCCCTGAGTGCAAAAGGTCGAGTCACCGCGCCTCAAACCCCGAGTCTCACACCGAACGAGCGAAGGGTGTGGGCAGAATCTTACCAAGAGGCATTTGGGCGCGCGGTTCGGTCGGGTGTCACCTACGGTAAAGCGGCGGAGTATGCCCGCTACGTCGCTAGGGGTGAGCTCCGCTACCTCCGAGAGGAATTCTACGCGCGGTGACCCACCCCAAACGTTCGACTTGGTAGATTGACATCGCCAAGAGTTTGACGTAGGGTGTCTCCACAACCTAGGAGGACACCTTGAAGACTTTGAGAAACGCTGTGTTGTTCGTCGCCACGTGGGCTACACTCGCCTACCTACTTTCGGCTGTTTTCGGAAAATAGCAAGAAAGTTGCGCCGAAATTCGGGGTCGTTAAGATTGGTGCAGAGGAGAAACGCAATGCGAAACTCAGTCATGGTTGCAGCGGTTGCGATGATTTCAGCGTGTGGTGGTCAGCCGAACTTCGAGCTCTACATCGCCCAGACGCCGATGGCGGTCCTTCCGGAAGGGGGACAGGCAATCTACAGCATCCCTGGCAGGAACATCAACGTCGTCTCAGGCTGGGTCGTCAACTCCGAGATCGCGAACTTCGACGGCAAGCCTGAAATCCACAACGTCTTCAGGCTCGAAGTCGACTCTCAGGCGAAGTTCTACGTAGGTCAGAAGCTGACATGGGCGAACGGTCAGGGGACGATTCTTCGGGTCACCAGACTTGCCGCTAGCGGAGTCGCCATCAAGACGACCGATGAATCAGCTACCGGATCGAAATACGCCAAGCCGATGCCGAGCGCCAAGCCGGTCACCTTCAAGGCTGTCTCTTGCATCAACACTGGGTTCGGGAGGCTTACCGTCAATGGCCCGCTCGATTGCAACTCGGCAACCTACCTTGTCGAATATGCGGTTGCCAGGTTCGAGAATGACCGGCACGAAGCGGCTCCCGACCTTCAAGGTGTCATTGTCAACCTCAATTGGATCCGGGCGACGAATCAGTGGACAGCCGCAATCAACTTCGACTCGCGCCACCCCATGACGAGCGAACAGAAGGAAAGCGCGTCGATTGTGGTCAGCTACCTTCTGGCTTCGCTCTAACCGGCCGGTTGGATAGGTCAGAAATGACGGACTTGCCCTCGTAAATCGGGGGCACTACCATTTGAGCATGGGAACGATTCGGAACGCGATGATGGTAGCAGCCCTGGCGATGACTGGTTGCTCGGGTGCCGACACGGTGTGCGGCCAGATTCTGGACAACTCTCGAGCCGACTGGTTGACTGTGTCCGACCTCCAAGAAGCCGAAACAGCCTTCCTGGGGGCTGTTCGGTTGGTGGTTGGTGACGACAGGCTTTCGGCGGAAGGCGCCGCTTGCCCTTGGTTGAAGGGGGTCAAGGTCATGCCGATGCCCACCAAATACTGGATCGACTCGGCTGGCCGGACAGTGTACGGCGAGGCCTACCCCGGTGACGGTTGGAGCCTGACGAATCGGGTTCCGGGTGGAGGTGTCATGATTGGCGCCGATTCGAGTTGGCGGACAAGCTCCATAGTCCACGAGTGGATTCACATTGTCCAGGGTGGTGTGCCAGCCGCACCTTGTAAGGCGACAGACGAAGCTCATTGTGGTTGGGAGCGCCCGGGCGGTGAATACGCTCTGATTGACGCTCTGAGCCGGTAAGTCAGATTCCGAGAACCGTCTTGGCTACCTTGTAGTATTTCTCGCGGTCGGAAAGTCCGTTGGTCCCACCGTTGATTTTCTTGGTGATTCCCAGGAAATTCCCAGCGTCGGCCAGCGCGTTGCATCCGTGGGTTGTCCAATACCAGCCAGCCACACGGAATCCGACAGCCGGTGTAGCAGCCAACTCTGGAAGCCCCTCGAGGTCAAGGTGAAGCGCAGCCCCTGCTAGGCGGTAGTTGCTCCTCCCGGTTAGTTGAATCGGTCCCCTGCCCTTGTAGCGCTTGCCATCGCCCTTCTGGGTGTTGCCGAGGTCCTTCCTGCCCTCATACGCCTCACCCGAAGCCAACTCTTCCATATATCGAAACTCACCACTCTCGTGGGCCAACTGCGCTAAGAAGGCAGCAACTCGGAGGGGCGTGTTGATCTCGGCTTCGACCATCGCCTTGTTCAGGTCGTCAAGGTAGTTAACCTTGATGCATTTCGGCATAATGGCTTTGAGTTGGGCTGATGTAAGCATTACGACTTCATAGCGGTTACGGCTGCGTTGATGCTCGACATGGCTTCGGCATACAGCGCGTCAACCCTTGAAGGCGCTCCCGCTCGACGAAGGTGAAGCATACATGCCGCAAACAATGCATCCGTCTCAGGGTTAACGTGTGTTTGATACCGAGGTGAAACTACATTGACAATTGATTCCCAGAATTTACTCATGTTGGCTCCTACTTCGAAGGTTGCGTCTCAAGCCGATCAAGTCGACGCTCAAGCCGCTCAACCGACTCGGACAACTTCTGGGCTACTGGAAGCACCTGTTTCAGAAGCTCAACATGCTCCCCATGCAGCTTCGAGACTTCGGCCGCTTGCTTCTCGCGTTGCGCCCTGGCATCTAAGAACAGCCAAATAGCAGCCGCAATCGCCAATGCCGCAATCCCAGTTGGCCCCATACTGAGCAATGCTTGTATTGTACTTGGTTCGATTTGGGCCAATACGGCGTGACTGAGGTAGGGGAGGGGGTTCATATTAGCTCAAGTTGACGTATTGTGTAACACCATTGATTCGGATATACAGACGGGGCGAAGGAGAAATCACGGTCCACATGTCGCCATCGGCAGGGGCAGACGGGGCCGACCCTCGATGGGCACCAATGTTGATAGACGCTCTAGTCGACGAACCTGTGGAGCATTCAAGACCAACCCCAGACGTCGAATAGAACTTACCGGCCGCACCACCATCAGAGTGGTAACCTTCTACTCCAACGCCCGAACTCGTAGTCGATTGACCGTAGACGCCGTTTGTGTCTCCGGTACCGTGAATCCCAACCCCAGTCCCTCCAATACCACGGACACCGTAGCCTCCACCGGTACCAGTATATATACCGTAGACACCAGACATGAAGCTCGCACTAGCCGAGCCCCTAACGCCGTCATTCGATGTACTATGACCGAAAACACCGTGATTGACGGAGCTGACACCTTCTACACCGTAAGCGGTTGTCGAGCTTCCAACCAAACCCGAACCTGCGAGTGTGCCCGCTATTAGAGCTCCAATTCGACCAACAGCACCGCAACCAGAAGTCGTTCCTACAGCTTCGGCACCGATACCGGTTCCGCCCGTCGAAGTCGCTTGGAGGGCTATGCCGCTTGAGGTTGCCGCTTGAACACCATACACAGAGCCCGATCCATAGCAGCCATACAAGCCACCTGATCCTTGAAGCGCTATGCCGGCGCTATAACCTTGGACACCGTACGTGTCACCAGTCCCGTAGACACCAATTAGATCGCCCGTTCCCGTTCCACCGGCCGAACCGTAGATGCCATACCGGTTGCCCATGATGCCAGTCGCAAGACCAACCAGACCCTTGCTTGAGCCGGTTCCATCAACTCCGATGTTCCCGCCGCTTCCCTTGACGGCTGTAGCGCCCGAGACACCTTCGACACCTACAGCCGAGCCAGTCCCGAAGACACCAGTATTGCTTCCGCCCGTCGAAGAAGCGTAAATCCCATATCCGCCAGTGCCTACAAAATTGCCACCAATTACACCACTGACATCTACGCCATAGCCACCAACCGAAGTCGCGATTAAACCTGCCCCGGTACCGAGGTTTCCAATCAATACAACTTGATTAACGTCATTCTTTTGGAACGACTGAGCGCCAGTCCAAGAGTGGCCATCTGACCATAGGTTTCCTTGGATGTAATTGCAGTGTTCGCGGAAGCCGCGGAAGAGGTAATTCAAGACACCCGCTGTCGGGTATGCGGTAGGCGCGTATCCATCTGACTGCTGACTGGAATCAGGTGTTGCTCCGTGAGTTCCAGTTGAATCCCAAGATACGAGTGCTGTAGGAAGTGTCATAAAGTCCCTTACCGACCAAACTAGACGTTTGGTCTAAATTGTTTCGATTGAAATAAATGTATCTGTTGGAGTCGGAGGGGCTTCGAAGTGACTTCCCGAGTGGCCGTATGCGGTTACAGTTCCACCACCATAAGTCCAAGTGTACGGACTTCCAGTCGTCCAGGTACCAGTTACAGCCCCGAGTTCGACGAACCCAGAATCGTAGCCAGTCGACGTGAATGAATACGCAATTGCAGTTGCGGCTGGCGATGTTTGTGTCAAAGTCGAACCAACCAAAGGCCACCCTGGGAACTGACTCGCGAAGTCGGCTGAAGTCCCATTGACGAGTGGATAGTAGTGGATAATGCCTTCACCCGCGCCATCGAGGTGGTTGTAATCAGGTCCGAGTCCGTGATTGTATAGGATTTGGACTTGAGTTTCAGTCAGCGCCCGGTTGTGAAGGTGGGCGTGCGAAATACATCGAGTGAACCCGATGGCAGTCGGTCCGGCTCCAATACGGAAGACGCCAGTCGACGCAGTGGTTAATGTGATCGGAAGTTCCAAACCAAGCGTACCATCGGAGTAGCCCTTCAACGTAGCTCCGTCATACGTGACAACGACATAGTGCCATTCGCCAGGGATGCAAGTCCCGAAAGCGTGACTCGTGCCACCGATGTCGAGGTAGATGATCGATGCGTCAATCTTGAATTGGAAGGCTTCGCCTGGTGTCGTCGAACCGTAGCCGAGGAAGTACTGAGGACCGGTTGCGATTGGCTGATAGAAAGCGCATCCCATACTTCGAGGGGCCGCGCCAGACGGCCCAAGAGCTGGGGTAGTAATGACGGAAGTCGTGCCGTTGAAGACGGCGCATGGCTCACCAGTAATCGATGGCGAATACAACTCACATGTGACTTGGGGGACGGAATAGAACCCACCCGCGACTAGAACGATGCCAGTCGTAGTCAGGGTTGCTGTTGCACCATTGCGAGGTGAATTCAGCGAGTCGACGGTTTCCCAAGTTCCAGTTGAAACAGTGTACTTATTACAGTTACCGTTGCCAACCCCGCCTGCAATCAAGACGTTTCCATCTGCAAGAAGCGAAACCGCATGCCGAGTCTGAGCCGAAGGAAGCGAGCCGGTAGCCGAACAAGTCCGAGTCGCCGGGTCGAACAAATTGCAAGATGTAGATGAAGAGCTTCCGTCGATAATGAGAACGTTGCCCGTCGAAAGTAAAGTGGCTGTATGGTGGTACCGAGCTGAGGTCATTGCACCCGCGGCAGTCCAAGACGAGAATGCAGGGTCGTAGGTCTCGGTAGAAGCCAGCCCGGCTCCACCGGCCACCAGGATTTGACCCGATGCCAGTGCGGTAGCCGTATGGTAATAGCGGGCGGTTCCCATGCTTCCTGTCGAAGACCAGGTGCCTGCTACGACATCGTAGACTTCACACGTCGCCAGGCCTGATGTCCCAAATCCGCCGCATGCGATGATATCGCCATTTGGAAGAACAGCAGTCGCCGTGACTCGGGCAGTTGCCATTGAGCCGGTCGAAGTCCAGACGTTAGTCGACGGGTCGAAAATTTCGCAAGTCGCAAGCGAGGCGACACCATTTGTACCACCGACAATCAGAACCTTGCCCGAAGCCAGAAGGGTGGCCGTATGGTAGTAACGAGCCGTCGCCATGCTTCCGGTTGCAGTCCAGTTTCCAGTCACTGGGTCCCAAATCTCACAGGTATCCGTTGCAGCCGTAGAAGGTCCGATGCCGCCGACAACGAGAACTCGACCATCTGCCAACCGAGTCGCTGTATGGTAGTAGCGGCCAATTCCCAGGTCTCCGGTGAAGCCGATGAGATCCCAGAGAATGTCAGTGTCGACATTCGGTGTTGTAGTAATTGCGGTTTGCGGAAGACCGAAGCGGAACGGTGTACCGAGTCCGGTGGGAGTCCGGTGGGCAGAAAGCCAAAGTGCTACGCCAGCAGGTTTGGCTGAAAGGAGTTGGGCTCGTGTCCGCTGATAGTCATCCTCCTTGACGGTCACAACGTTGATGGGTCCGAGTGTTGTCGTCATCGGGCCACGGGAAGCCATGCCGAAACCAGGAACCAACGTCTGGGATTCTCCACCGTCATCGACGTAGACGTTACCTTCTCCGAACAATGCGGCTCCCACCTTGTATAAGTCTTGGATTCGGCCCCATGCGACATTGGTCGCAATCTGGCTCTTGAGGTAGCGAACGGTAACATCATCCGACTCTTCAGACCGCTCGAAGCCGACGACCTTGCCGAGGTTGGTGAGCCATGCGTTGTCAACTGAGAACAACCGGCCCAAGCAGACGCCAGGGTTGATGTCGTTGAATAGCAGAATCGAACCGTCTCTGAAGTCATCAACGATGCTAACGAGACGACAGACGCCAGCCGATACATCGCCTGAGATGATCTCGGCGATGGTTCCAGACGAAACACCAGCGTAGTCTTGACAAATACCGACCGTACCGGTTCCAGAATACTGGCCACCGACAACCCAGGTCCCTGTCATCGACGTCAGTTCGATTCGGAATAAAGTCCGAAGCGAGTCGTAAGCGTGGCTGGCAACCACTCCGGTCGCCCCTCCGGTTTGAGTCAACGTGACTCCGATGGCGGGTGTCCCAATCTCCGAAACCCAGATCGTCGGCAACGTCGAGACGACAACGCCAACCTCGGCTGACCCAGACGAATACCGAATGCAGTCATTAGTAATCGGAGTCTCTTCGATGCTCCGAATCAACCGGGCCATGACGAGAGTCGCGTCATCGAGTTCTTGAACTTGAGTTGCCAGCCCCTCAACCAAACCCGAGACCCAAGGCATTGTTCGGAAGGCTTGCGGAACAACATTCAATAGCCTGTCTCGGAAGTTGATGGTTTCCATTAGATGCTCCCAAGCGCAGTGACGACAACAGTTACCCAACTCGAATCAAAGTTCGCTTTGTTCCTCGAGGGAATTGCGATTGTCGTTGGAGAAGCCGAGGTTGGTATGGCTGGGGTGGCTGGGGGTGCGGCTTGAGTCAACGTAACGAACTTGACGTTTTGAATGCAACTAGAGACATCGTAGATAGACCTGATGAATCTGGAAGCATAGACGTCATTGCCAGCGTGATACGAAACCTCTTGGGCGATGATAGCAGCCTTGATAGATGTTGCCAGACCAACGGGTACGGCGCCCCAAGTCTCAACCTCGACATAGACGCCAATGTTGACAGGAGGTGGCCGCGTCATTCGGACAACCCGAGTCGAACCCGCCGAGTCGGTAATCCTCGGCTCACTCATTGCGGTTCCGCTTCCTCCGCCTCCATTCCCCGTCGCCGTGAACGTAACGCCAACCGTATTCGAAGCCGCACCAAGTGCCGTAAAGTCGGTCGTTCCAACGAACGTGATGGTGTATGTATCGCCAACGATGAAGCTTCCGTCAACGGCTGACGTGCCGAAGCAATAAACTCCAACCGGCTTCGTGTTCAGAATTGCCTGGCCAATGTCTTGGTTCGAACCGCCATCAACGATGACTTCGAAAGAGTGGGCCGGCATGGTGTCGACAACAGCATCGGTGTCATTGTTGAGGACGTAGCACTCATTGACGCCAGTAACCAAGAGCACAGCCGCTCGGATTGCATCAACCCCAGACCCACCAAGCGCCCTTAAAGAAGCTTCACGGCGAATTCGTAGGGCTTCGTAGGTCTCAGCGTTCGAACCAAGGATGTACTGATCGAACGTGTTGACGACCGAAGTCAAACCGGCGACCGGAGTAACGATGGTGTTGACCGTACCAGAAAGGAAGTAGGTCGGGCCAGCGGCTACGGCCTTGCACTGGACAACGATAGTCCCACCGACAGGAATGATGGCTTCTTCCATGACAGCGACATTCGGTGTTCCAGGTCCCTGACTGAAGAGAGTGCCAGCCGAGACATGAGTATCTGCAGTCCCTGTACACGTGACTTCGACTTCAGAGAACGTCTCTCCCAAGCGAGGCACACCCGTCAATGCGCAGATGTTCTCTAGGGGAACTCCGGTAGCTCCATCAGGATACGAAGCCGTATATGCGGCCTCTGTAGTCGCCCACTGGACACCCAATGCATCGGCTAGGACGCCAAGGAACAAACCGGTATCCGAATCGGCAGAGACGTCAAGGTCGGGGTTGCCCGATGCAGCAATCGCATTGGCACACAACTCAGAGTAAATCGTGTCGCGTGTCTTTGGGATGAAGCCAGCCGAAGTGATTCCGTAAGCCATTTTTAGACTCCTAAGGTAACAGTTGTTCCATCGCTACATTTGACGGAACCGACAATCCTGAGATTGCCGCTTTCCAATGTGACTTGGAGTTCATCGATTGAGGCGACGTCATTGACTTTGAGGAGCTCATCATAGACGGTTTGACGGATGACAGTTAGGTTCGGGTTCGGTGTCTCATTCCAGTCGTTATATGGCAAACCAGAATCCAAGTCGAACTTCCATTCATTGCGGAATCGTGCACAACGGATCCACAGGGCTTGAGCCAAAGACTCGGGCCGATTCAACCGAATTCGACGCCCCATCGAGTCGAGGACAGGCAACCCAGAAGACAGGTTCATCTTCCATTGACGCCAGCCGTTGTCGACCGGCTCTTGAACCCCAATCGGAGGAACAACAATCTCTTCCGGAACTCCGATGTCAATCGTCCCATCGTAATAAGCCGGCAAGCAACCAGTCGCCATCTTGAAAATAGCAGCCGAAGTAAAGCTGAACCAATACAGCCCAGCGCCGCAATTCGTGATTGCCTGACTTCCAAGTGGAGTTCCGGTCCAAGAGAAGACCTGAACCGTAGGGCTAGCATCTGACTTCGGAGTCCCGTCACTCGCATACAGTGCTGACCAAACACCCGAACCAACCCCACCCGCGACATACATCGGGTTGGCACCGGTGGCTATCAGATAGCCTGTGTTGCCCTCGAGTTCGAATTCGTAGTTACCATAACCAATATTGGTGATGATTGGACTAGTCACAAGACTGCCAGTCGTCGACCGAACGGCGACGAACGTAGGTGTAGCATCTGCCTTAGGAAGGCCAGCCGAATCGTAAATGGTGACTAGGACATTGGACATTGGTTGCCTGTTATGGGTCGAGAACGTCTACTAAGGGAGCCGAGCTAGGGATGGGCAAGTTCTCTACGAACTCGAAGAAGTCGGGATTCTGGGCGGCAAACAATATAGGGGCATGATCCAACTGTGCATCCAGTGCAGCCAAGAAGGCGTTCAAAGCGTTGACAACGTCTGCCACTTTCTGACGAAGGTCGGCCTTGCTTGTGGCTTGTGCTATTTGGGCTGCGATGAAAGCTTGTGTATCCATTTAAACTTCCTTGAACGAGATGATAGTGTCTGGGCTGAAGCAAACCGGGTCGCCATTGACTACGCAATCAAGCCAACCGCCTTTGGTAAATCGAATGAAGACAGCTTCGACGACGCCGGTATTTAGGGTGATAGTGTATGTCTTACCTGGAATCATGGTGCATCCGCCGCTTTCTGGACTACGATCATGTTGCTCAAGTTCGAAGTCGACGTGTCAACCGCCGTGAACTGACTGGCGCTCAGATTGATAGTCCAAGGTGTTGTGTTGCATGGGTTCTTGCTCAAGAGCGAAGTCCAGACACCGCCCGTAAGGTAATAAACTGTAATGACGGTCCCGCTTCGAATGTAGCGGATTTTGCTCGACACCAAGCAGTCAGAAGGACGGGCGACGTACGTGCAACCTGATTCCGACGAATCGGTAGTGTATGCCCGGAATGAGCGCTGTGGCGACTCATAACGCTCTTGCATGCCTATGTAAATGGACTGAATATTGCCACCAAGTGCCGCGTCATAAATCCGAGTACTGAGTCGAGTATACGTACCCGCGTAAAGTGGAATCGTGAAGTGGGTGATGTTGTAGTCAAATCGAATGTCGAAGTCTCCGGCTGGCGTCTTGAGGTTTGGGTTGGTTTGGGCAAAGGCGCCAGTGCCGTCGCTAGTCGTAACCGAGAAGTCTAAGGCGCCAGTCGTAGTGTTGTAGGTAACATCGCCGTATTGGTAGGTGAAGATTCGGTTAGAGGTACCAGCGATACCTAAAGTCATCGAAGTCCAACCCTCAAGACCTTCATCCATCAACATGTCATTGGTCGAATCCATTAGGCGATCGCCCCAATGAGTTTACACGTCGCATATGACGTGTCGTGGCCTATGTAATAGACAAGCAAATGTTTGGTGTTTACCGTTGTCGACAAAGCAGGGACAGCCCCGCCGCCAAATCTCCAGAACGAATTGAACGCCAGTGTCTTCACAGCCGAAGCGTGTTGATAGAAGTCAATACAACCCTTCATCCCAGCCGCAACTCCCGATGGCGCATCAAGGGTTGTATTTTCTGTCAGAGTATGATAGAAGTGTCTACCTGACGTCAGACTGACTGCAATGTGGTTTGATGTCGAAGTGATTTGGGTCGGTGTGTCAATTGTCAGCATCGAATTCAAAGTGGTATAAGACCCACCATTTGAACTCAACTCAGCTACGCCTGCATTCGAACGCCAAGCGATACCACCCGAAGCACTGACGGGAGCGCTCGGGTCAGAAAGCATCGCCAAACATGAAGCGCTCGTGAGAGAGCCAGACTTCAGAACGAACAACTTCTCTACCGGAGTCCCGCCGATGCCAGTTCTCAATGAAAGCAACTTGGCGCTTGAGTTGACGGAACCGTCGGCTACTGAAGTTCCAATCTGGACAACCAGGTCAGAAGCTCCGGTCCCGTTCGTATTCGAAACGATGGGGGTGATGATCTGGTCTACCGTCTTGGCACCCGCGCCAAGTGTCTGGGCTACAAGGTTGACTTTGCCTGCTACTGTGGCGGAAGCGTCGGGAACTGAACCCGCGCCACCACAGTCAATCCATGTCGAGCTATCTCGGAAGCGGAGGGAGTGCGCAGCTGAATCGTAGTAGACGTGGCCTTCAACTGGTGTTCCAGGTGCAGACCCGGGGTTGAACTTGGCATATGGGACAGAGACTTCGCCCGTGAATGCGGCGCCAGCCAGCGCAGCTCGAAGTCCGAGGGCGGTTACAAGGTCCGTCTGTGAAGACAGAGTGCCTGTAATGCTACCCCAAACACCACCCCCTCCAACGCCCAAGGCGGCATACGCCCCACCATTTTGGGAGACTTCGGCTACGCCAGCATTATTGCGGAACCGGATTCCACCGGCCGGGGAGACAGGAGCCGTAGGATTAGAAAGCAGTCCAAGGGCACTGGGCATCGTTTTGATGCCAGCACCTAGCACTTGGTCAAACAACGACACCTTGCCAGCTACAACGGCCGAGACATCAGGAAGCGGACTTGGAATAGCAATCGACATTAAGACTCCTGAAGTGAGGTCCGTTAGAGTCTCTTACCGCTTAATGTATAGTAATGGTCGGATGCGGCCTAGGCTGGGGTGGCTGCGAGCACGAATTGGGGTAGGTCGACATAATCCTTCACGAGCACCCGAGCTTGAGCCACAAGCGACCCGGTTCCAGTAATAGTGAATTGTTTGTCTGCCATGATGCACCTAGATAGAACTACGGGGCTAATTACTTGACTTTGACTACTTGGGACGTGTAACCGGCTGCTAAGGAAGATTGGAGCGCGATTGCAGCCGCTTTGACTTCGGCTACGTATGGGATTGTCATGACAGACAGAGCTTGAATGAAAGTGTCGAACGCCGTCTTGAACGTGGTTCCAAGGATGACGGTTTCTGTAGCCACTTCCGAATGCTTGACGCCTAGTTCAACACTTCCTGATCCAACTCGGACTCCGACGTTGCCTTGCTTGCCGATGACAGCCGCATCCGTCTTGAACTCGGAAAGCCTCTTGGCGTTGCTTCGGGTGCCAGGTATAAAGAAGCCATCGGACAAATGGTGTTGACGCTGTGTGTCTGGTGTCGATACGCTACCTGTGTCAGCCCATGCACCCGTGTCGACGTCAGAGAATACAACCAGACCTTCGTCGCCCTGCTGTAGGGGAAAGGTGACGGCGAACTGGCTTCCACCTGGGAACTGAACCGGTACACCTACGAGGATCGGGAATGGAACGTAAGCCCCGGTTGGGGTGGTGTCTTTGACTAGGGGTTGGCAGGTACAAGTCTGGGTCGCTGCGTCGAATGACTCGATTCTCGCAGGAAGCGAAACGTGCAACCCAGCGTTAATGGCCTGTCGGATGATGTCGTATAGTTCCGGATTCAATTACATAACCTCAAGAGTTGTAGTCCAGGGCGTATTGCCATGGGTGTCGAACTTGTGCTCAATCGATGTTACTTGGAAGTAGCCACTCTTGGTCTTCGATGTAACGTGAACCTGTTGATTGACTTGAATGAGCGGCAGAAGCAAACATTGCAACTTCAACTTCTTCATCTTGGCTTTGGCTTTGGTAGCCGCACTCGTGTCAAGGCTGTTGAGAGTGTCGACGGACGAAGTGAAATCAGGTGACCCAATCAAGCCGGTCTGGGCGCTCAACTCGTAGACTACCGCTTTGCTAGGCTGATTCTGTAGAACGGCATGAAGTGCCATGTTTTGGATTGAGAGTTCGATTCCATTGCCGACTAAGAAATCGCCTAGGATGCGCAGAGACGAGCCGGAATCCGAGAACCCCCTCCGGTACACCTTCGGCGTCATCGACGTAACCAGCGCCCGGACAGAGCCCTCACCTAGGCCTGTTTCGGCTACGACAGAGTCGATCAGTTTGTTCGCGATTTGGGTCGCCGTCGAATTCGGCTTGAAGCTGACTTGCATGTTTCCGAGCGCATGGGCGCGCCCACCATCGGAACATCGAAGGGCGGTGACCTGGCCATCGGCTTCCGATGTCGTCAAGCACTGCATGATGTTGCCACGGAAGATGACACCCTGGGTTTCATCTTGGTAGCCAACTGTCAACGAGACGTCGCCCAACGTCGACATCTTGGCGAGAGAAGTAGGAGACACATTCCAGAGTTTGATTTCAGACGTGTTCGGATTCTTGGTGTTGTCCGCCTTGACAGTTACAGCGCACCTCAAGTCCGTAACCGTCCAAGTCTGGGTTGCAGTCGTCGCCTTAATGGAACGAGTAGGAGGCGGGTTGGCCTCATAGACAACGTTCAATGTGTACGAAGGTAGGAACATTAGACAGCCAATGGGTTGACAACGATGAGTTTGTAATTGACACCCAAGTCATACAACCCAGGGGCCGATGGGCCATCCTTGTCGAGGAAGATTCCTGATGTCGGCAAACGAGAATCGGTGTATTTGAACAGCCGAATGCCAGGGATGACTTTCGAGACTGCGATGACGCCGTCTTGGTCAGCAATCGAACAAGTCCAACTCGAGTCCCGCTCATTCCAATTGAACTCAAGCGTGTATGGCAAACCATCGATGTCGAGGTAGAGGGAATACCACCAAGTTCCATCTGTCTTCGTAGGTATGATTGAGTATTCCATTAGAGCCCCAGCAGTCGGTGTGCAAGGCTTCGGGTTGGCGCAGAGTCAGTTGTCGCCTTGGCTGGCTCCACCTTGTCTTCAGTCTTGCCTTTGGTGTCCGCAGACCTCTTCTGAACAACGACTTTCTTACCCGCTACCCACTTCGTCTTGACCATCTTGACTTCTTGTAGGTTGAGAGACAACTTGAGTTGGCTCGCCTTGCTTGTACGAGTGTAGCCAACGCTAGTCAAGATGTAGTCGATGAATGAAGGGCCATCTGTTCGGACAGTCACCTTCGATGCAGCCGACTGCCACAACCGAAGTTGATTCAGAATCTGAGCGGCTCGGCCAACGTAGCCCTCTTTCGAATGGGTGAAGTCTTGGGCGAGGGCTTCGATTTTGAGGGCGTGCGGCTTATCGACCTTGCCCGATGCGACGTCAAATCCGTCTTCGCAAGGCGCCGAAGTTACGGTCGAGTCAGTAACGTTGCCTTCCGAAACGAGTCCCGTGAGTTCGAGGGACGAAGTTCCGACTGATATTGTAAGAGTAGACATTAGCGTTGCCCTTGGATTGCTGCTACGGCTTCGAGGTGACGCTTCTGCATAACTTCGTCAACAGTCGCCGCAATCGCTTGGGGGTCAGCCGAGCCAGCGATATTGAACGTGAATGTTGTTGTCGACTCGAATGGCATCGTATTGGTTCCAACCTTGGCGCCAGCGGGCGGAAGGTCGACCTGGTTAGGTTGACGGCTAATGAAGTTGACACCTGGCGTCTGTGGCATAGTCCTAAGGTTAGGTGCCACGTACGGCTGGTTGACAAGCTCTTGGGTCGTCTTGATGATTTGGTTGAACTCGGTATTCGAGACGCCACCTAGGGCGCGGAACTTGGAGATCTTGGCAATCAGTTTGTCAATCCAATCGCAGATGGCAACAATGTCATCCTTCATCTCTTTCCAGCCGAGGAAGTTCCCGATCCAAATCAGAGCATCCTTCAATGCCCCCAGCGTGAGTTTGGCTGCTTTCTTGACGGCTTCATCAATCTGGTTGCCGAGGTTCTCAAGCCACTTGCCGACATCGCCGAAGACTGACTCGCCACCATGTAGACCAGTCCAGAAGTCGTCAACAATGAGAACGAGCGCCGCGAACGCTGCAACCATCGGGGCGATGCCAGCCGATGCTGTGATGAGCCCGTACACAGCCTTGATGAGAGCTGGAAACGCTACCATGGCGAGAGTCGTGATGACGGCGTCAAGTGCTTGTATAGCCAATTTTTGATTCTTCGAGTCGTCGAGCCACTCTTTGATTGCAGCCAACGGCTTCTCTACCGCCTTCAGTAGTAGGTTGAACGCCTTCCCGAGTTTGTCAATCGCATACCTAACCGCCGGGTTGGAGGCCAAGTCTGCAAATGTTTGGTAAATGTTGGCAAACGATTTGATGTTGGCTTCCGAAGCAAACACCTTGTCGAGTGACTTGCGAGCCAACGCCCATGACTTCTGAGCCCATTCGAATGCTTCGGATGCTTCTCGCTGGCCTTCCGTCAGTTTGACAGAATACTTCCTGGCCACTGCAATCGACTTCTCGATTTCAGCTCGGCCCTTCGACAGCATAGGAACCATGGCGGTTCCACCACGACCGAACACCTTTTGGGCCAACGCAACCCGTTCTGTTGCCGACTTCAAACCCTCCATCTTATCTGCTACCGACAAGAGGAGTTTGTCTACCGTCTTGAGTTGACCGTCGGAGTCTTTGAGGGCGATGCCAGACATGGCTTCCATCGCCTCTTGGGACCCATCGGCAGCTTCGGAAGCGGTACGAGCGAGCTTGCCTAGGGATTGGTCGAGTGTCTCAACTGAAACATCGGCGAACATTGCAGCCGCACGAAGCTCGATGAGTGTTCCAGCCGCGATTCCGAATTGCTCGGAAACACGACCCACCTCGTTTGCCGAGTCTGCTACACGCTCGATGACTTCGAGACCTTCGCCGATGACCTTCTTGATGCCACCGAAAACACGACCGACAGTCTTGTCAAAGAGCTCTAGTGCTTGGTTTGCGTTTGTCCATTCCTCAGACTTGAGGTTGATTCCAAGCGTAGCGAATAATTCTGCTATCTGCACTTTGACTACCTCTTCTGTGCGTCTGCTAGGACCTTACATCTTCGAACGTATGCTTTGTGTATGAATAGCAACTTGTCGAACGTCCAGGTTTCAATTTCGTTGTGGGTTGCGATTTGAGGGCCATCGTACGGCATGACCAATTGCAACCAGGTTTGATTGTCTTCGATGTCGTCTGTTTCCTTTTCCGATTCATCAATGAGGCAAGCACAGAGGGGACAGTTTTCAATCCCGTGCTCACAAATGGGACTTACGGTGTCGGTTTGGAGCTCACCAGCCGCATGAAAGATGCACCGAAGTTCAGCTTCAAGGCCGCAAACGAAGCCTTCAAGAGGGAGTCCGAGCAACCGGTGAATATCGAGTCCGGGTCGATGACCTTGCCATCAACCGTCGCCTTGGAGAGAAGGACGGTCATCGCGTGGGTGAGTTCGGCTTCATCAAGGATGTCAAGCGGCAACGAGTCGATGCCGACTTTGAGAAGGTCGACACCCTTATTCGCCTGCATGTATTTGCCCAGTGGCTTGCCGAACTTCTTGAGCAAACGAGAGAGCAACATGGTGGCTGTCACACCACCAAGCGGCTTGATTTCGATTTCCTTGGGTCCGTCTACTGTCTCGAGTGTTAGTTTCATGAATCCTCCTCAGGATTTGTTAGAAATTGCTACCAACGTGAACTTGGAGTTTCGAGCAACGGATCTTCCAAACCCGGTTGCCCGACTCTTTTGCGAACTCGACGTCTGGGTAGCCAGTCAGATAAGCCGAGTCCGAAGACATCAGAGTCGTACCGTTCAAGTCTTTGAGCAAGAACGGCTTGAAGATGACGGTGCCAAGCGCCTTCATGGCAGTCACATCTGCCGACCAAAGGGAGTTAGTGACCGAGGTCTGAGCAATGGTGACCTCGATATCAGCCGAGTTGTCAGCGCTCACGTTGACGACTTCGGTGCCATCGACAAGCATGGTGCTAGACGTCATGGGTGCAGACGGCGTGACCTTGACGAATTCGACTTGGAGCGCCTTGACGCCACCATAAACGGTCTGAAGTTTGTTCGCGGAGTATTGGGGCATTGACGTATTCCTTACAGAGTGACAGTGAGGTTGATGAGAGTCCGGAGGATTGCGCCAGTGAACTGGACACCAACCGCGACATTGGGGAGAATTCCGAGGGCTTTGTTGGCACTCGAGACGCTTGCGGCAGTCGGCATAACCACAGTCCAACCCGAAGCCCAAACGCCAGCCTTCTCGGCTCGTGCGCAGACGCCGCGGATTGCGGACTCGATGGTTGCGATACCTTCATCTGTGAAGGGAATCTTGTCGTTCTGCGTCTCGCAAATCGCGATCTCTTGGGACAACTGAGCCTTGAACCAATCGAGGTCTCGTGTGTTGTGAGCCAGTGTGCCCTTGGTGTTGAACGGGGCATTGACAACAGTGACACCACCGTATGAATACACGATTCCGCAATTCTTGGCTTGAGCCGCTACCTTCTGTGTATCAGTCAGAGCATCGGCAACCACGCCGTTGATTTTGGCCGAGCGGAAGGTAACCGAACCCGGGTCGCGGGTCAGAACATAGCCGGCTAGTGCGGTACCGGGGAGAGTTGAGCCAGCCGTACGCGAGAACACCAGGTCACACCGGTCGTTGTTGGTCGCCTTGACAACGTAAGCAACGTCGGTCGTCGAGGCACCGTCATAGACAGCCGAGTCCTGAGTCGAAAGAACCGCAAGCTTCTCATTCGCCAGGGCGTATGCAGCCGCGATGACGAGTTCAGCCTTGCCAGCGGTCGCCATGTGAAGCGTGTACCATTCGTTGTTCTCAAGAGCAATGGCCGCAAGGTCAGCCGCTAGACCAGCATCCGCTTGATTCTGCGAAACCGTCCAACGAGCAAGCGACAGAGCGCTCGGGACTGCAGTGAAGAAGACGCCAGGCGCCGAAGCCTTAAGGCGGAGATAGGTCGTTCCATCTGTCGCAACAACGAGAGTGCTACCCGCGTTGATGGCCGTCACAAGAGCGCCGATGACCTCAGCCGCGGTCGTGGTGCTGTCAGACGCGTAAGAGAACGTGGCGCTAATGCCAGTCGGTCCAACAATGTCAATCGCGTATGTAGACGAGTTGGCGATGACGGGAGTGAAGTCGATTGTCAAGTCAGGCGGGTTGTCGAGACGACCCAACATCACTCGGTCAACCGCAGACGCTTGGCTGAATAGAGGTGCCATGGCGCGGTAAGAGGCGCTGTAAGTCGGGAAGTCAGCCGCAACGCCAGCCAAACTCGAATACTCACGGACCCTCGAAGTGAACCCATTGGCCGTCGCTTCTGTTGCAGTCACGTAAGCGGCTACAAGTGGGATGTCTTGCGCGGGAACAGAAGGAACAGCTGCGGCTGGCGATACAGAGATGGAAACGAAATCGGCAAGAGACATGGGTTATTCCCCTAGATTGGGTAGTGGTTGTGGGTACCGTCGACGTGAGTTACGGTCAAATCCCCTTGGACGTCATTGATCCAAGGCGCAGTGGAAGAGGTTGTAATGAGCGAAGTCACTGTAATTCTCATTACCGCTCGGTCCAAGTATTTGGTCTGGTATGAGACTGGTATGTGTTGAGCGACACCAGGATATAACGAGATGTAAGACAAGTTTAATGTGTCGATGGTTGTCTGAAGTTGGAAGTAATTCGCCAGGTGGGCCAGACGAGCCATGGCGCAGTTGATGCCTGTCGCCGTATGGTTGAAGATTTGAATGTCGAGTTCCAAGTAAAGTTCAGAGGTTGCCGATTGGGTGAGGTTGGTGACACCTACGACTTGAGACCATGACGGTGGTCCGAGTTCCATGCTCGTCACGTTCAACGTCGCATATGTCGATGTGTTGGACAATTGGTTGGGCTCTGTCTGGTTAGCCCATCGGACCTGGTTGCCAGCAATCCCGGTACCTGCGGCGACTGCGGCCTGAATGGTATCTTCGATTTGTGCATATGTCGGAATCGCCATTACACTATCCTACCTTCGATTGAGTTGACAAGTTGTCCTGAATCGATTAAGGTGATGTCCGAGCCCTTACGCTGTTTGGTTTCTTCGGTATCCGGGGGCTTGACTTTGTTCTGTTTGATGAACGTCTTAACGTCATTGATGGCGCGACCTGCAAGGCTGGCTAGGAGAGTCTCGGCGTTGGGGTCGACACCTTTGGTGGCCGCTTCTTTGACGGCCTTAGCGCAAAGCGCTTTGAGGGCGATGGCGTATTGCTGCTTATGAGACTTCAGCGCGGGTTCGATGAAGGGGCGTGCCGGAAGAGTCTCAGTCCCGTATGTATGAATGATGGCGAGTTCGGCATTCGAGATGTCTTCGCCTTGACGTGGATCGGAATCAAAGACACCTACCTGCAACTTCTTGTCAGCAAGTTTGGCGAGCTGCTTCGAAAGTTGAGGGAGTCGATTTGACTTGATTACCATTACGCCGAAACCCCATCCCACACCAATCCGCCGGAAGCTACACTGACTTCATCTCGAAGGGCCTTGAACGTTCGGCCGTAGACGGTTGAGTCGAGGTCTTGGGAATCGGTTTGGGGGGTGGTGTTGCCGCTTGACATCTTGCCCGTGTTGGCGTACGCCGCGACACCAAAGCCGAGAGACTTCAACAGGTGACACGTGAGTATCGCCTGACCCATGTTCAACTTGGTTCCCCATACAGCCGAGTTCATCCTTGACAAACTCATCGCGAGGAAGGTTGTCCAAGTTCCATCGTCTACAGCGGTAAACTCTGTAGAGATGGCCAGGCATTCGGTCTTAGTGATTGCGGCCATTGGGATCCTTTATCGTGCGAAGACTTTGCATCGAGATTTGTTGTTGACTATTCTGCTGACTTGTGATGTTCCACACCTATATTGGTCTGCTAGGTCCTGTAGAGTGTAAGAGCCAGTAGCATATTGCGTGCGGATTTCTGCAACTTCGACGTCTGACAACTTATGCGCCGATGCTTCCCCATACACACCAGATCCGGTTCGAAGTAGATTCTTAGTATTCTTGAGGCCGTTTTCTCTCAGGGTCTTTGCCCCTGTATCTGTCAGATTCTTTCTATTCTCTTTGGCGCTCACTAGGCGAAGGTGAGATGGATTGACGCAACTTCGAGTGTGGCATGTATGGTCTACCATCTGTTTTCTATCTGTAGACAGAAGGTCCACCATTTGCGATTGTAGTGCGAAGCGATGGGCCAATACCAACTTCTTCCCATTCTGAAACAACCCGTATCCACCTTGTGAGTAATTGCCAGACTTTCTCTTGACCGGAATCGTTACACAACCAGTCCACAACCAACAGCCTGTATTCGGTTCATGGGTGATGTGAGAGTTAAATCGTTCGACTTGGGTATTGTTACAATGTTGACTTCGGTTAATTAGCATTCGTCCAGTATACCATGGCTCGATGATTGCCTTGACACTTACCGTCAAGAAAATCACCCAACCAGCAACCGGGAGGAGGGACCGGTTGCGATTGAGGAGAGGAAGGCTGTTGTTTGGACAGCCGATCCTCTACAACTTGGGTCTAGATACCCCCGCTCGCTGGCAGACCGATGCACACCGCAGTCAGCTGGCGGACAATCGTGCCACCCATGCGAACCTTGACTTCATACTTGGTGCTGTTGTCGATATTGTTCACTTGGGTCACGGCGGGCTCAAGAGCCACAACGCGAGCCACGTTCTCGGAGTTCGAGAGGTCGGCCGCAACTAGACGCTGGCTAAGCTTGCCAGCGGTTGCAGTCACGGTCACAGGGGTCGTGTGCATGTAGTTCTCGAGGACTTCCACAATTTGAACGCTGGGGTACATCTCAGCGAACACATTGAGAATCGACTTCGCAGTGTAATCCGAGTGCACAGTCTGGCGAAGCGTCGCAAGGCGAGCCGAGCCGATGAACAGGTGGGTTGCAGTGTAGTTACCATTACTGCCCGTCTTGAGAGCCTCGATCGTGCCAGCCATGTCACGGATCATGAGAGCCGCGGTCTTGGTAGACCAAAGAGCGCTCGTACCCGAACCGTCGGCAGGGATCACATAGCCAGTCACGGAAGCCGCGTTAAGAAGACCAAGACGCGTACCGTCACCAACAAGCGCCATCTTATCGAGACGCTCGACGAGATTGAACTTGGCCTGCACAACGCCCTGACCCTCAACCGGTCGGCCCGTCATAACACTCTGGCGGATCTCTTGGTCAAGAACCTGGAACTGATCGCGGTACTGAACAATGACTTCTGTCTGGTTTGTGCCAGTCAGAGCGCTTGCAGTCAGGGACACGCCGTCTGCCGTCTGGTCGCTCGCGTTGTTCATCGAATACACGGTGAAGCTATAGGTGTCTGCACCTTCGTCGGCGGTCTGTGTGGGAATCACGCTCGACACGAACACCGGGCGCTTGGCCGCGATGAACTTCTGCTCAACCTGGGTCAACTCGGCCGCTGTGAAGAGAGTCGTGTTGTCAAGCTTGACGTTCTTGGGGAGGTTGAGGTTCATCTTCTCTGCAACGTCAACGTAAATCTTCTTGGGTTCCATATGGGTTACATCCTTTTGGTCAAGAATGACAGTACGTTCAACGCAGTCATTCTTGGGTTGTGGTTGGACTGCGTTGAACAAGTCTGAAATCTGTGTGGTTGTAAAACCATCGAGTTTGAGGGTTGGGTGCTGACTGCTAACGACGGCTTTATGGATGCCATTGAGGTCTAGTCCGTCAACCTTGACGTCAAGAAGTTGGGCCTTAGACTTGGCATCGAGAAGTTGAGTAGCAAGAGCTTCCAGGTGGCCAGGGCTAGAAAGCTTGGCGTGTTGCTCAGTCAGCGAATCGAGCTTGGCTTGGAGGTCTTGGAGAGCCTTGTCGGCTTCATCCTTGGTCACCAGTTCTTCAACGACTTCTGGGGGTACTTCGATAGAGGCGATAGGGAGAACATCGCTCTTAGGCTCGATGGTTTCCATACATTCTTGGGAGGCTTCATCCTTCTTGGCCTTGCAAGCGTCTTCTGCATGCTTGCTGGCTTCGATGGCACGGAGTTGGGCTTCCGCCTCTTCCTTAGTAGGATGAGTACCGAGAACTTCGCCAGACATCGACAGCACAACCCACTTACCTTCACGCTCTTCAATCTTGTCGGTCTTGTCCATTTCAACTCCAATGTCTTGGGCTGCATCTAGAAGCAATCTGGCGCCATGACCGGCTCTTGCCTGATCAACGATTGCTAGGTGATTGTATCGAATGTCTGTAATGGTGGCATCACAGACAATGTTCTCTTGAGTCACCGGGTCGAATACTTGGAGGCCAGGCGTCGGAGTCCGAGTGCACGTATAACCGCAACTGAGCTCGACTTGGCCATTCTGTACGGCTTGAAGCGCTTCCGCGTCGACGATTCGAACCGTGGCCTCAACCCAACCCAGGTCAGACGAAGGGTGGACGTCAGTCACGGTACCGCGTGTTTCCATGCGGTAATTGCTTCCATCAACCCAGCCAGTCACCGGGTGATTCAGGGTGACGCTCTGAGCTTCCATGGTGGCAAGACTCTGAGCATCCATGACAACCGCTGGGCTACGCCACTCACGCGAGAGTGTCCCGTCGGGGAGGATGTAGTTAAACACTCCTACACGCGTGATTCTGGCTGTAGCTTGCAGAGCGCCGTTGTCAAGGCGCGTTGTGTCACATTTGATCTTGCGGTCAACCCGCCGAACGACTGTCATATACACCATTACCGAACTGAATCGATTAATGGTCTATTGGAAGTTGACAATCGGTTTACTTTATGTCTTGAAGGTTGGGCTGGCAGAAACAACGACAGTTGATGGGCATACCTGGAAAGGTAAGTTCACCGTCTACTTCTAGGCCTTCTTCAAGGTCGTACTCTTTACCATTGACTTCTTGGTGAGACGGTCTTACACGCTCGTCTTCGCAGGTAACCCATACACCCTTCGTAACCCCTGCTTCAACATATGCGTCGCGCGTGAGTTGGGAATTGAGCTTCTGAACCTGATCCTTGGCGATGAGTGCGGCTTGCGATTCGGTCACTCCATACCGCGACTCGATGGTTGCCGCCAGTGTTTCGACTGTCGCGTTGCCCTCAATGTGCTTGTCAAGCATCCGGGCGAGTGTAGAGAAAGAGCGCTGTGGTATGGTTTGAATGAGCTCAATGTTCTGTTGTAGGTATTGAGCCACGTGCTTTGGATCGGGGTGCGGCATCAAGATGCGTTGACGCATGAGGTTGCCACGGGCTACCGACAGTGTGTCTGTATAAGACGGCTTGACTACCTTAGCCACACTCTGGTTGCTCCAAGTCGCCTCTTGCTGGGCTTTGAGGAGTTGAGTCTGGAACTTCTCCTTTGCCTTGCGGAAGAACCTGGGAGAAGAGTCGAGGTAGGCGTCTTGGGTGACTTCGAGTTCTCGGGCAACCCTATACCAGTCGAGCGCCGGCTTGAGGTTAGTGACAGTAACTTGATGAAGGTGCTTGAGGAGCGGCAAGGTGCGCTTGTAATACTTCTGCGCCGATAGATCCGGATGTCTTGGAATGATTTGCTTGGGTTGACGTCGCATGGTGGACCTTTTGGGCTATGGGGTCAGGCGGAAGTGAACCCAACCAACTCGACAACATACCGTATTTATTGGGTGGTTGTCTATGCATTGGGTTCAGAACCTGTGTTGGAAAGCGTTTTAAGCAACCTGAGATTCTGTCTCTTCAGTGACCTCTGGAAGCTCGACGTCTTCGACTGTGGTAGTCAACGAAGCCCTGTCAGAGAACCTGGAAGCGCGGACCTCATTCGCAGTCAAGACGCCATTGAGGACGTAATTGCAATCCGCTTGAGCTTGAATGTTGTTCGTTTCAGCCTGTTCCTTGGCGGAGGGGACGGCGAGCGGGCGGAAGGTAATGGTGTACGCGTCTGGCTCTTGAATTCCCGTGAGGACCGCCACCAATCGCTCAATGCAGGGGCGGAGGTATTGGACCTGGATCGTCTGGACGTACGCTTGGAACGCCTTCTCACTTGCAGACCCGTTATTGAGCAGACCTGTTGCCCCGGTACCCTGCAATATGCTGAGGGGGATGCGAGAGTCTTGAGACGTCTTCTGGGCCAACCTGTCGAGGATTTCCGGGATTCCCGTCAGCGGGGTGGCGACTCGAGTGAATGTCTCGCCTGGATTAATCCCATCGCCAGCATCTAGAACTAGCGAGTGGTGTACCGACCTGGTCTTATCCATCATTTGAAGTCTAGATGTAATAAGGTTCAATCCATCAATATTATTCTCTGTAGCCGATGCCATTGCAGCCTTAAGACCTGGGATCGAAAGAGTGCCAACGGAGACATCAACCATCAACGTACCGGCCGACTGACAGGCAGTCTCTTGGGCTTGAATGGAGTCCTTGGTGCCCTCGAGGACAGAAGGACCGAAGCCCTGGCGACGGATACGATCGTTGAAGTCGACAACCGGAGCCGACATTCGGAGACATCGAGTGTAATGAATGCGATTGATGTCAAGAGAAACACCAGGCAGAACAGCGTCAATCGAGTAGATGGCTGGAAGTCCGAAGTTGGGCGAGTCAATGCTTGCTGTGTATTCGTTGGTAGCCGTTGCATCACCCGCGCCGAAGACTTTGAGTGCCTTGATCTTGCTCTTAGGCATGAGTGGCTTGCTCGGATCGGAGTCGTCTGTAGCCATATAGATGATTGAACCACCCGTCATCCTGGCGAGTCTGAGAGCCTCTTGGAGAGCTTCGGGCGCTTTGAGCGTTTCCATCCTCGACTGAAGACTCGCGGCAAGCTTCGGGTCAGACGGGATTTGGATTTCATATCCGGCTCGACATGCTTCCTCTGTAGGGAGGTCGACGATTACCTTTGCCGTACCAGACGCACGGTAGAGGTTCTTGGCAGACGTTGAACTGAGGACATACGCATACGCCTGGAACGATGCAGTCTTGTCTGCCGATGTTCCACTTCCAGTCAACGTGGAAACCCATGCATCAACCTTCGACTTACACCACTGCTTATATTTGTTTTGCGACATTGTGTCCTTCTTTCTTACTTCGGTACTACGTTGTTACATTCGTTTTGCTGCGGCTGCGTACCCCATAAGCATTGCGAGTGTGCTTGGGCCACTGGTAAGGAATCTGTTGACGGCGTAAGAAAGACAATCAACCCGTTCATCATGTTTGGCGTATGGGAAGGCGGTGACCTCTTCTTGGAAGTCTTTGACCCATGCGCCCTGTGGAGGGAAGAGAACTGACCCTGACTCTAGAGATGGGGTGGCGCTTGAAAGTCGCTCAGTTTTCGAGCCAAGGGGCTTGAGGTCAATGACGTTGGAGAACGATTGCCGAAGTGTTTGAATGGCGGCATGCCCGGATGACGCGGCTTCAATTAGGATCTCAGTCGGGTTGTAGGTGGTTCGATACTGGTTGATGGATGCGATGAGAGTCGGGAAATCCATTCTCTTGGTAAGACAATCCATGAGATACAGCTTCGGCCCCTTGACGCCTACGACGAGAATACACGTCGGATCATCTAGGCCGGTATTCGCGCAGTCGATAACCAATGCAGTCTTGTCAAACTTGGGCAGGGTGTCGTATTGGTGTTGTAGCCATGTCGCCTGGACGATTCCGCCTGTCCGTGCTACTGGGCGTTGCTGGTATTGGCTCTCAAAGTGATGAGATCCGAGTGCTATTTTGCGTGAGTCGAGAACCGCCTGTGGGAGCCGGATTGGGGCGAGGAGTTCGCCTGGCTGTCTCGGGTCGGTCCACGCGGGAGTTTCGCAAGGTGCCCCATCTAGCACGGCTGGCAGGGACAATTTGATGGTGGTAGGGCGGGACTCGAGGTGTCCAATAATATCATTACAAGCGAGTCTCTGAGCGATCACAATCGATGAGAGTTTGTTGGCATCTTTTGCGCGTGTTGACAAGACCTGGTCATACCAGTCGTTGGCCGCTTGGAGGGCGTCTGGGTTGTCAGCTTCACTCGCATCTACCAAGTCATCGACTATATGGACGTCAGCGTGATTTCCCGTAGCCGAACTTGGGGTGGCAACCAGGCGTTCGCCCATATTTGTGTTTCTCATGGCCGATTTATTGTTTGTGTCTTCAGTGAACTTGAGGTCGAAGTGAGCTTGATACCAGGGGGATTCAATCAAAGCACGAAACCTGGTAGCGAACCTTTGGGTCAAGGTCTGTCCGTGGGTGACGCAAATGAATGAGGTAGACGGCTTTGACGCCCATACCCATGCCGGATATAGGACAGACGTTGTTAGGGACTTGGATTGCCCTGGGGGGAGAGAGATCGTCAATGTGTGTACATCTGGGAACTTGCCGTCTTGTATGGCTTGGAGGTGAAGGGCGATGACTTTCTGGGGAAGCTCTGTCACCATCGGTTCAGAACAGACGTAGGACCAAGCGGCACGAACGAAGTCTTCGAAACTTCTCTTGTACAGAGATGATTCGAGCTTGAGCCGGTCTTGGGGGGACAGAGGGCGCATTACTTGCTTTGGAGTTTGGCGTCAAGAGCAAGCATGATAGAGATCTCGGCTGTCGACAGGTTCTCGGGGTTGATGTTGGACACGGAAACCGTCTGAGTGATTTCTGACTTGGATGTAGGTTTCGGCAAGGTGTATTGCGAGACGAACTCCAAGCAAGCAAGGATGTCTCGAGCTGGCGTGCTTGGGTCGGCCAGTATGGATTGTAGGCGCGGGACTGCTTGACCGATGAGTTGATGAAATTGCTCAAGCAAGGTGCCCTGTAGCGGCTCTAGCGCTTTCTTGATGGCCCGACGGGCCCGCTTCTGCCCATCGCTCAGCTTTGGGGCGCCAGGACTCTTTGGGGCCCGGCCTGGAAGGAAGAAGCCACGTTCATCCCTGGTTGGTTCGCTTTGTATCGCTTTGTCCATATAGATGTGTTACCGACGAATCCCCCTCCGAGGTCTCTATATCGGGAAGTTCCGTCTAATGGCCATCAAACGGCGCTTAACGACTTGACGATCTACGGGAGGTGCGAGTCTGGTACCGATCTCGGCATCGGTGTAGCCCTCATACGAGAGCTGAATGATCTCCTGATCTCTGACTGGAAGGCTGGCGACATATTGCCTGACCATGGCGATGTCCTCAGGCGAGGTGGTATCGACCGGACCAAGACACTGCTCTCCACCTTCTTCATCCTCTTCGTCGTAGGAAGATGGAACTACTGTTTGTCTACGAAGGTTGGTCTTTTCTAGGTAATTCAAGACATCACACCTAGCTACTCTGCGCGCATGCATTCTATACTTAGATGGATCATTGCATTTATTGGATGCGAGACAGAGACTCTCGAGACATAAAGACAACAAGTCCTCGTATGGGATGTATGGCTGCTTGGCCGCGAACCTGCCAGCCATCTTGACGGCGATGTCGAGATTGGTGCTAACCAATTGCTGTTCTTTGGTTGGCTTCATTTCGACCTCTTCTGATTGAGCTTCTCGAGCTGGGTAAGAATCTGGGTCAGTAGGTCGATGACTTTGAGTGTGTCATTAGGCGTCATTGTATTTCTCCTAGCAACTAGTATATCACATTACGTGTTTGGTGTAGCTTGTTTGTCTTTGACAGACGTCGAATCCATTGCTTCTCACTGTAGAGAAGCGTTTGCTTACTGGCCCCCTGTAGCGTCTCCAGAGCGATGATATTGACGTTCTCGGGGTTGGATCGCAGGAAGTTGGCGATCTTCGTACCACGGCCCTGAGAAGCGGCGGAGCGGTGTGCTTGGAGCCTGGCAGGGAGTGACATTCGGGTCGAGCCAACATAGACAATCTTGGTGCCCGAGGTGATTGCATAGATTGTGGGCACTGCACCCTCATACTGCTTGGCCCGGACAGTTTGGGTATGGCACTGTTTGCACTGAGAGTGGTTGGCGTAGAAGTCAGTTAGCGGCTTTGTCGTATCGCATTTGCTGCATGTCTTATCTGATTGCTCGTCTCGGGCGATCTTGGTGTCTTGGATGGCTTCCGCGCCAGCGAGTAGGAAAGTTTGTAGGTCTGTGATCATGTGTGGTTCACCTCACAGAAAAGGATTAGGTCGCCCTAAATCGGACTTCGGGAATCAACTCCCCGTTCGATTAGGTACCAAAACACCTACACTCTAGACGAGTTTGCAGGCGTTTTGACGCAGGGGCATCTTGGTAGCCCCGAGTCCCGAACGTCGCAAGGTAAGGCGCCTAGGCGTTGGAGCGGGGGTTTGACGTGGCTTCGAGGGAGTGGTAGGGGTGAAGGAAAGGAGCCATTGTCGTGAAATGTAAGTCGCGCGGAACTAACTTGAGACCAGAGGCACGATTGCCAGGTCGTGAGGGAGTTGCTCTTTCCCGACCAAAGGAGGGGCTTAACTTCCCTACGGCAGTAGGCGCTGTTGGGAGCGGAGCGACCGATCCAATACCACAAATCACACTCCCTCAAGACCCTGTATGTTCTGAAAACCTCTTTACATACAATCACATATGGTCGCTCACCCTACCGGGTTCGCTCCACCACTCCGTGGGGAAGTCGACCGCTCCTCACGTCGCCAAAGGGTCGCTCCGCTCCGTCCTACCGGACAAAGCTATGCCCCTCTTGTGAGGGAGAAGGGGCACACCATGACACTCCCTCAACACCTCACCAAGCACATGGGGTTCGTACAAGGGGGAAAATTTGTATGGACTGTGGCTCAAATCCCCCTATGAGAGGTCGCTCCCACTGGGCGGTAAAATGAGAATCTAGCTGGGCGGTGAAAACGCCCCTTTTGAGAATCTGAAAGCGATTGATTCGGTGCCACTGGGCTGTTAAATGAGAATCTGCTAGGCATTGATTTGGTGCTTGCAGGCCCTCAAATTGTATGGTATAGGTCGAACACAATGGTTTAGGTGGTAGGGGCGTTGTGGTATACTCGAATACGTTGTTTGGCGAAGGTTTGCCGTCCTACTGCTGATCGCTTGTCTTCCTTGACTCCGAGCGAATCAGATGGAACTTTAGGACGGCAATCCTTTGCTTAACAACAACCCGCTTCCATCGGGTCTACGAAGAGAGTTAAGGAGTCAAAATGTTGCAACTCAATCAAATACAAGAGGACCTGGTTCGCCACCTATGCGGACTCCCTCAAGTCACGCCTGGCGTCGTCAAGTTTAGCGTGCGCAAATACGCCGAAAAGAACGAGATGACTAGGTGGCAAGTTCGCTGGCACCTGTCGGATCTTCAATCAGAAGGTCTCATCACGCCCACCAATCTCGGGCGCTACACGACCTACGACATCGCGAAGTTGCTCGAAAATCGAAGGCAATTGCGAGCGCAAACCGATTACTCGATTTGGAATAGAGTGGTTGCCAAACACGACCTACCGACGAAACCAGCGTTCATCGAGTTTTGCGAGTCAATCCGCCGCAAGCAAAACGCCGCTGAAGTGGCACTCCTTCATCGAACTCAACCCGTAGATGGAGAATGGGCTTCTGATTCGATTCTGGTCACCTACGACGCTCCTACAGCGACGGTCTACCGTTGGCTAGGGCAACTTGTCGATGCAGGCTTGATTGCTCGTAGTAGGGCTCGTAGCCACGCTATAACCGGAAAGCGGCTTCCCGCCCGCTACTTCGCCTCTGCATTGGTTAAGGCATATGGCAAGGCGTATGACTCTGAACGGTCGGGTAGTTCCGATCTCAACCTAGAGTTCAACCCCAGTTTCTTCGGAGAAGTTCAACCACAACCACAGGAGATATTATGAGTTATTTTGGACATGCGCAAATTCCACTACAAAGTCAAACTGCAGTGCTATGGATGTTGAAGGTAGCAAAGGAGAACGCGGCTCAAACCAGAGAGGCTCGATTATCCCGCCGTGAAGCGCAGTTGGGTGGTAAACCATTCTGTCCATATCTCTGTGGGGAACTTCCATCGGATTGTTCGCAGTTTATGTTTGATGCTGAAAGGGCGCGACGTCACTTGGCTTCCGAACAACGAAAGCTTCACGCCCAAATCCGCCTACATCCCGACAAGGAAACACCATGAACTACTTTGGAACACCGACCACAGACGTGTCAGCAGAAATCGCCAAACTGCAAGCCAAGATCGACGGCAAGCGATCGAGGATTGCCGCGCGACCCGGGCAAGAGCAGTTCGCGGCTACACTCAATAAAGAGATCGCCGAACTTCAATCCAAGATGCGCGACCTCGATCCGACCTGCAAGATCGACGGTGAAATTCAACCCGAAGTCAAGCCGTTCGTACGTATCACCAGAGATCCCCACAGGTATGACACCCAACTCGTTCAAGCACTCGATCTCTTCAAGGTGGCGGAATCGATGGTTGATAACGTCGCTGCTACACTCCAACGCTACCTCAAGAAGGGGAGTTTGCAGACGGATAAAGAGCGCCTATTGCTGGCTAGGACTCTCGCCATCCAAACGAATGCTGTTGGTAACGCCAAGACTGCCATACTCGAAGAACTATTGCTTGGACTCATCGAGGAAGGCGTCTTGGTTCCGGCGAAGACGGCTCCAACCAAAATCAACGCCAACACAGCTAAGACTACAACCGACATGGAAGTCTTGACCGAATGCGCGAAGTCGGATAACAAGAGCATCTTGCAGGCTGTGTATGAGAATAAGTTGTTGGCAACAAACGAATCGTTGTTCATGGAAGTCGACGCCAAGTTGCAAGCAATGAAGGAGAATCAATGAATTTCTTAGGAGATGTTTGGGACATAGTTGCTCTTGGTTTTGATGGGACTGAATTGTGGTGTGATTGCACAGAGAATACAATTACATTCGAGTTCAGCGATTCGGCCACCCTTCTGACGTTCATGGAGAATTGCTTCCGATTGCCGCCCGAGTTTGTGGTCACATACTCCGAACACACCAAGAGGCTCCCTCATTGGAAGGGTGTCATCGGGGTAATTGCCAGGATTAGCAAGCGATGAGCACCTACCTTGACCGTGTACGCGCCGAACGAATGGAGATCAGAGCGCTGAAAAGGCGAATCAAAGAGCTCGAAGCAATCGAAAGGGCGAAATCCAACCTCAAGCGCCCATTCGAATACGATCGCGCTATCATCCGCGCCATCGACATGAGCCGGGTCAAGGATTCATTCAAGGAACTCGTCGAGTCGATTTGCTTCAACGTGTCTACCAAGCAATATAACCGTGCCTCGCCCAAGCAACGACTGATCTTACTGCGCACTTTGGCTGGGCAGTCGAAGGTGAAGGTCGACTTCAAATCGACAGATGAAACCACTTACCTCCAAGCGCTCGTTGACGCGGGTATCCTCGAGTAGCAATCTTCCTTTTAGAAAGCGAGAAAGAAAGAGGAGAATGAATAATATGAACAACAAGAAACCAAATTGGAGATGTGAAACCGAACTCTGGAGTATAAACAGGTGGCTTAGGTGGACCGGAATTAGACTGTTTGTTTCGGTAGACAATAACAATGGTGAAGGTCGATTACCCACCAAAATTGGATTTGTTTGGTGGGGTTGGAAATGGCTTTATGAATAAAACTATCTATAACCCATACACCGTCGAGCAACGATCCCAATACGTCCAAACCCGGAAGGCAGCCCTCGCCCTCCGACCCGACATCACTGGCGCTCAGTTCGACGAGACAGTGTATTTGAGAGCCCTTGTCGACGCGGGTGTCCTCGAGTAGCAATCTTCCCCTTGAAAGCGAGTAACAAAATGAAGGCACTGTCCCATATCGTCGGAAGATATCTAATCCCAGAGTCCGATTACAGTAACCCATCGTCGCCTCACTACAACGTAGACCACCCACTATACGACCCATTTGTCGAAGCTGCGCTCAGCCCCTCGACACATCCTACCGCACTGGCAGCCATAAGCATTTCTGCTATCGATCGAGTCAGGGAGTGCGCACTTGCAAACCCCAACTTCGACCCATTGGCGGTTGTATACATACAAAGTGGGTATGCCGACTCGATGACATGGGACGAATTCAAAGCCGCAACCCAATTCAATCCACCTGGCAAGTAATGGAGCCCCTACTCATCATCGAAGACAAGGTGGTCCGGTTACTCGGCGGGCCCGAGCTCATCGTCCTTCGGGCAGATGCGGCCGACAGGCACGTCATCCCACCTCAGGCTCCCACCTTGAAGAAGTACGGAATCAACCTGAGGACGTGGCTCGAGACTCTTGAGCGGCAGGGTTGGGTTTGCAGTATTTGCGGCAAGGCGTCGGGGACGGGTGCCTATGTCACAGACCACAAGCATGTCCGAGGTTGGAAGAAGCTTCCCGACTCCGAACGGGCTCGAACGGTTAGAGGCACACTTTGTAATTACTGTAACCATCGTATACTACGTGCACTTACATTAGACCAAGCGCGGAGTTGTACTAAATATCTGGAAAATTACGAGATGTCTTTAGAAGACTCCCTGGCCGCAGACGAATCTTCCACTTAGAAAGCGAGAATCAAGAAGGCTTGACACGCTGAACTCGAGTCGTTAGGCTTGGAATATGAGCAAGCCAACCTCGAAGTCTTCCAAGAAACTCTCCACAAACTCCAAAGCCGCTCTGACGGTTAAGGTGGCGGGAATCGTCCAGAAGGCGATTGGTGAGCAGATCGCCAAGATGACCGCCACACCTCCCAAGGCGACCAAGAAGACCGTCCAGAAGCCCGCCCAGACGGTCAAGGTGCCCAAGGCGTCAAAGCCGGCGCCTCACCCTCAACTCAAGACGGCTTGCTTGGTCGACGTCGTCAAGGGTGCGAAGCTCTCCAAGAAGGACTCCGCCGACCTCCAAGCCGAGTGGAAGGACGTCGACTGGACGAAGTGGGCGAAGAAGTTGGGAGCTTGACAAGCCCATGATTACAGTCCCAATTAAACAGCGAGATCAGGTCCGGATACTTAAGGCGAAACTCGGTCGGAACCGATGTAGCCTGCAATATCTGCGTCATATACTAAACCAGCTTAAAAGTGACATGGTTGATGGAATGCTGGGACATCGCCACGCTTCCGCCTATATCCTCCAAGAGCTTGGAGTTTTGGGAATTTCGACGGCGGAAGGCGCTCGCAGGTTGCCTCACGCTTGACACCCCGCCCCCGGGTTGGTAGGTCTCATGGACCCGAAGTAGGAGAAAACAAAATGGCGAAGACGAGATTGCAGAAGGCGCAAAGCGCGATGACTGGAGTTCAGTTGTACTTGATGGCAGCCTTTGCCCGGTGTATTGCCCCGAAACTTGATCGTCAGGAAAAGGTCGACATCGCCAATGCCGGACCTGACAACCTCGTTTACACATTCAGTGACAGAGGAATGGACCAACTCCGTTCGTGCGATTTTCTTCGGAGTCTGCCAGGCGACATCGAGGTCCGAATTAGAGGCAATCACCTTGCCCTTGACCTGATCCTTGTCACCGTCACATCGTTCGACAATGTCGAGGATATGCTCGCCCATCTCGACAAGAAGGGGTCATGACTCCCCCATCGACCGTTGACATCCTCATGATGTTCTGTGTTTTCATGATGTTCACGGGCAATCTCTACTTCGCAGCCCCGATGATTCCGCTGCTACTGGCTTTTATTCTCGAGATTCGCGATCTCGAGAGACAGTCGAAAGCCAACCGGGCAGAAAGCGACGCGCGGCTTAACGCAATTCTTGCAGAAAATCCTGAACTGGCCGAAGATCTGGCGCGTCGTAAGCGGCTTCTCACCAAGAAGGCTTGACACGCTAAACCCGAGTCGTTAGGCTTGAGGTGTGGGGCGAATCCAAGTCCTACACGGAGAATACCATGGCTACCATTCAGACCCAGGTCGAATCGTACCGCACGCGTCTTGCAGCCGAACTTGCCGAACTCAATGCCCGTGTCCTCGAACTGCACCGAATGCGGCCACAGCTTGAGCGTTCGACGTACCTGACCCGGGCCCATGACATCGCCGAAGACAGGTCGGTTCTCGTGGCGTGTGTTATGGACTGCCAGCACTCCGAGCGGCTTTCTCGTCGTTCGGTCATCTGCTTGTAGGTCTCCAGAATCCATGTAGGTGGCAAGGGGTTTGCATCAAATCTCTAGCACGCTTCTTGCTCACCTACACCGAAATCCGAATTTAATTGACGGAGAATTGCCGCCCGTTATAATTGATTCATGGAAA